GTTCCATCAATATCTGCATCACCAGCAACAGTTAATCCCGCAGCTCCTACTAATTTTAAGTCATCAGCCGATTCGTCCCAAAGCATGTAAGCACCTGATGTTGCTCCGAAAAACTTAACATCGTAACCTGTGTCATCGACACCAACTGTGATAGTTCCATCTGCTTGAGTTGCGCCATCAATATCTACTACGTCTAAATTAGCTGTGCCATCAACATCTATATCTCCTGCAATATCTAAGCCTGCCGCACCTGCTAAAACCAGATCATCAGCGGATTCATCCCAGAGCATATAAGCCCCAGAAGTAGCTCCGAAGAATTTTACATCGTATCCTGTGTCATCGACACCGACTGTAAGTTTACCGCCAATATTTATGTCTGCCAGTGCATCGACTACTGCTGCGCCACTGCCAGCACCATCCATATAAACCATTCTGGTTTCGCCATTGGGGATATTTACAGTAGCCCCAGTTCCTTGTTTGATGGTTATGATTTGTGAGCCACTGGTTGCGTTTTCAATAATCTGAACACGACTCATTGTGTTTGGTGCAATAGTGAGCACTCTGGTTGCGGATAAAGAACCGCTTGATGTTACTTTGAAATAGAAAGCGCGAGCAGGGTCTGCTGCGCCATCAGCTACAGTGGTTGTTACGTCTGCATCACTGGAAAAAGACTCTTGAGTTGCATAACTCACTGCTTCCCCGATGAGCGATAGGTTCGTATTGGTTGATGTGCCCCAGGTTCCTGATTCGTCACCTGTAGCAATTTCCTTGAGTCTTAAATCATTAACATAAGTCGCCATGCTTATTTCCTCCGTCGATTTATATGAGTATAACTCATCTTTTATTCTAACTCTACGCTGCTACGTCTGTCCACTCTGGATCCTGTGTGTCACTAACGGCTGCCCATTCTGGGTCTTGATCAGTGTCAATAATTCCCCAAACAAGTATTTGGCTTATTCCGCCTGTTCCAGCCAATCCAGTTAATGCAATATCAACATGCGTAGTAATGGTCAGCGAACCAAGTCCAGAGGTCAACGCATCACTGGTAATACCAATAATGTTGTTGCCAATAATGCCAACACTACCTAAAGCACTGGTTCCCGCAAGTCCTGTTGGATAAACATTAGCAGCGCCTGTAACTGTTTCATCGCCTTGAGAAACTGTGGAAGCTGTTCCACTGACTCCTGTGATTGCAAAGCCCGCTGCGAGTACAGTGCCTACCGCACCTGTGCCCGCTAGTCCTGTTTCTGTTACATTGGCTGCGCCTGAAGGGGTAACACTGGCTAATGCGCTGGTTCCTGCGACTCCTGTTTCGGTTACATTGGCTTGACCCGTTGCAACAACTGTACCAACAGCACCTGTACCAGCAAGTCCTGTTACTGCAACATTTGCCGCAGCACTAACAGTTTCTGTACCTAGTGCGGTTGTCCCTGCTAAACCAGTAAGTTCAACAGCGACTGGTTCACCCCAAGTGCCAGAACCCCATGTACTCCGACCCCAGCCAGTGATATTAGCCATGGGCTAAATTACGCTATTCTAATAACAGCGTTACTTGCGTCTGCGGTTGGGAAAGTTATGGTAAAACTGCCTGCGGTACTGGTTTTGTCTCCACCAAAATCAAAGACTGCAACTGCTGGATCACCAGTAGCTGTATCATTATAGATCATACAACCTCTTGCAGTGATGGTAGCTGTTCCAAAAGTCAAATCAGAAAAATCGGTAAACGCTGTGGTTCCTGATGTTGTCGGGGCAATGTTTGTTAAAGCCGATCCCCCCGCAGTATAGTTCGTTCCTGATGCTTCTTGGTTTGTACTATAAGCAGTAGTAGTAGCACTCATAGTCGCAGAGCTAGTATATAAAGCGAGCTTGAAAGAGTTTCCTCCAGTAGCTTTAAAATTATGTACCGCTTGCATAAGCTCACTTTTGAAAGAAGTACACATTGCTTGAGTTATAGCCATTATAGCCTCCTGATTATATTCGCCAGATCTTTATGACCTTGCGCTTCCAATTGATTGCATATCGTACAAATATGGTTATTAATAGCCTCTTTCATATAATATGCAATTATATAGCGACATCTGTTTTTAAAGGCATGGGCTTGCGCTCTAATTGGTTCTGGTGCTGTGTCACTCACCGAAATCAATTTATCAGTAGCCATTTCTGCAACTTCTGCAAATGTATGACCTCTGCCATGTGTTGTTTTCACTCCCAGATCACCGAGGGACATGTCAAAAGGATCTGTTTCCATCAGTATTTCTCTGGTTCTGGTGGACTTAAGCTGGCTGAAATGTCTTTTCTTCCTGAAACACCAAAAGGCACTTTTTCATCAGGCTGTATCTTGTCAAATTCAGTTACCTTAAGCTCACCATCTTTTAAATATACCACAGGTGGATTATCAAGTCTGTGGTATCCATATAATTTTTCTTTCTCTGGAATATTTGTGTCCAACATGGGCGAAGTTGCTGCTACGGAAACATCAATTCCTTGTGTCATACATTTAGCCAACCAAAATTCACAACAAGCTCTTCCAAGCTCGCCAAAATGAACATTGGTTGTATAACTAAAGTCTGCACCATAAAGACTGATTTGTGCTACTTCCTTGTATAAAGCAAAGGCAATAGCATAGGCAATCGTGTTATTGAAATAACCACAATTAGTTGCCTTTATTACTTTTTCAAGTGGGTATAGTTTAAGGCTTGGAACTCTTTTGTCCAATTCACAAGAATAAACAGGGCATTTTAATTTCGGCAATGTTTTGCACAAAACTTTTGTCTGTGGTCCAGCATCATTGGTTTCAAAAAATCGGGACACAGGATCCATTAAAAACACTCGATCTGATTTGATAACCGCACACATGGAATTAATCGCCCAAACTTCGTCGTATTCTTTACTATGGCTAATGGACAGGTGATAGTCGAGTTGACTTTTGCCCATGGCAACAATGGCAACTTTTTTACCTTTTAGTGTTTTATCCTTGTTGGATGGACTGTTTCCATTAAGCATTTTTTGATTTTAAGGACTTTGTTGCCTAATTCTATCGTAACGGAACTCTTCCTGTGTTTGTCTGCCTTCAGCCCAATTTTTAAGCTGTCCAAGTTCCCTGTCATAATTTTGTTGATAAACAGCTATTTCAGCAGGATCCACCTTCATAAACAAGGCTGCCTGCAACAGACATCCAGACAATAAAGTATTAGGAGCATTTGTTGATAAATAAGTAGTGCCATCGGAAGCTCCAGCAGTTAATGAAGCTGGTCGATAAAAATAATGGAGCTCAAATGTATAATTTTCATCTGGGGTTGGAGCAATAATAAACGTGTCATTGTCAAATTGAGCATAATATTTTGGACGACCAGTGGTAGAAGCGTTTGGTGTGTAATCCCGCATAAAAGAAGGATGTTTTAAAAGCAAATAGTAATAAATACTGGAGCTAATGACCGCCAGGCTGAAAGCGGAAAGATAGTCAGATGGCATTCCAAGATATGGAGTTCCTGATGCTGCTGTTCCAGTTACATTCTTTCGATAAGACAAAAGCTCAACATTTTTCAGGATGTCTTCTTCAATATCCTTTATAAAAACATCCAAATTATTGGTAAATGTCGTTTCATCATTTTCCATGTAATCTTGGATGGCTGTTTTTAATGTTGCGTAAGTAAAACTCATGTTGATATTGTCAAATCTCCTGTTTCTCCTGTTCCTTCCAATCCATCAAAAGCACTTCCAATTACATCTTGATTTGGATCTACATCACTGTTGTTTACAGTATAAACTCTACCTTGACCAGCTTCAATATCCAAATCTGGTCTTGGTTGATACAATGCTTCTGGATCCGCAACATGTGGGTTTGGCTCTAATTGTGGCTGTTTTGTCTCAAAACACTCAGGACAGGTCTTTAGACCATTCCATTCTTTCCTTAGTTCGCTTAAATAGTATCGAAAACCACAACGATCACACATGCCATAAGCATATTTTCCGCTTGCATAAGCCATTTAGGGTCTGTTGTAATTGGATAAACTTGGGGAAACCCTAAAGCTGGCACGACTTTCATCTTGGTCTAGGGCTCTTTGAAATTCCTCATCATACACTGGTTTGAGTAAAGCAATACGTTCTGGAGCTATTTTCATTGCCAAATAATAAGATAATCCTGCTGTTAGAGCTGGATAAAGGCGAAATGGCATATCCACGGTATTCACAGACGCATCTGCATCATCCATTCTTATCAAGCGATTGACATAGAGCTTGTCTGTGCTGTTTTCTGGAGCTGGATAAAGATAAATCTTTGGGGTGATCTGTTTGTCAACAAAATACTGGGATGGTCTGCCTTTCGTTGTTTTTACAGGGATGTCGGCATATTGGCTTCTGCTTATCTTTGAAATTTGGAAGTCTGTGTCTGTGCTGTTTACAGATCGACGAATAAAGGCATCCAGAACATCAATAACAGCAGTGGGATTGTCAGAATCCAACGAATAATTGGTTGTGCCTTCAGTCAAGGAAACACTAGCTTGGGAAACAGTCCATTGGTTTAATCCTCTATTAGCCCAATCAGCCAACAGAAGATTCAATGAACGACGCGCTGTTATTGCATCATAAGCGGTGCGAAGTTCCTTGCCACAGCGTTCAAATGCTTCTTCTATAAACTCAGCAACATCGGGACTAAAATCCTTGCTTCCAGATGTAGCCATTTATTTTTTCGCGCTTCGTTTTTTAGCTTTCTTCGCTAATTTTGGAGCTGCTTGCTCAAGAAGGGCTATTTCTTTTTCAGAAACAGATCCTTTGGTTTTTCCAATTTTTTTCAGAATTGCCTTTCTTATTGCAACATCTGAAACTCCAGAGCCCACGCCCATTGCGTTTTTAAAAAGCTCCATTTCTTTTTTAGAAACAGCTCCAGCTCCAACAGCGCCTCCTTTTGCATACTTCTTTACAGAACCGCCTTCAGAATATCCCTTAGTCCAATCAGATCCTTCTTGTATTGCTCGTCTTCTATTTGTTAATCCAGGCATTATTTACTCCTGATCTTTACTGATAATAAGCAACAAAAAAATCACAATTTGCTAATGCAACATAAGCTCCTGTTCCAAAAAAACACCCATTACTGGGTATATAATGGTCAAAAGACTCATTCGCTGCTGTTCCAAACTTAAATTGAGCTATTATTTTAGTGCTGCTCGCGCTTGTGCCATCGTATATGATGATCGTTGCATCTGCTGCACTTGTTTGAGCTTGGATAGATTGTATTCTGATAGACCCAAGATCCGTTGCCGAACCCGCGCCTGATCCAACATAACCCTGTAATTGTCCAGTGCTTGTTAAAGGAACAGATGCCTGTACGTTTGATCCGCCCATGGTTTACTCCTTATTCAAATGGAGTAGCTAGAGTGCCATCACCATGCAAAAATGCTTCGCAATGCCATACTGCTGCTGTTGTTGCTACCAGACGAATTACTCCGCCTACCAACCAGCCTTGTGCTGCCGACCCTAAGTCAATGGTGTCGTCATCACTGGCATCAGGAATGAAAGTGTTGTTATCGGTTGCAGTTGCTGGATCAAAGATCGTAGCAAAACCAGAGAATAAATCACTGGTATTGTCTGTATTGATCTGTCCTGCGCCTGTAAAGGTAGTGCCAACGATAAAGGTGTAGTTTAGCCCTGCTACCGCAGTCGGCAGTGTTACCACTATACCTGCTGCTCTGTTCAGAGTATAAACTGTGCCTGAATCGGTTGATTCCACTGATTTGGTAGCATCTGTAATGCTACTGACATTGGCGTAAGAAGAAACATACCCAGTTGTTGTAACATTACCGCTACTGTCAACGTCTAAATTGGTTGTTATAGCCCCTGTAGTAGAGTTTTTGCTGATTTGTTCAAAGCCGCCCTCTGATCTAACTGGACCATTAAAGGTTGTGTTTGCCATAATTTTTCTCCCGAAAAAAAACTCTATCGTCTTGGCTTGTCTGCTAGGTCAGTCGATAGATAAATTTACCCTAGTTCTGAACACAAATTTTGTGTGCCATTGTTAAAAATGATAGTCTAAACAATGCAATCATTCAAGAACAAAACAAAAAATTGAACAAATCTCTGCCAAAACATGGAATTTGTGGTGGAATCTCCATATCAAAAGAACATGTTGATTATTTTTTATCTTTAGAAAATAAAATTTCCCCAATCAAAGGAAAGGTAGCCAAAGCTGGAAAAGAAGAAAAAGACTCTGATTACAGGGATGTAAATATCTATTTTATTGAAGATGATGAAAAAAAAGCCTATGAATTATTAAAAACAATTGCCATCCAAATCAATCAGTATTTTAAATACAAGCTAGAAGGAGTAGAAAAAATACAAATTATGCACTATACAGCTCCATCAAATGGGTATGACTGGCATATAGACTTAGGATCAACAGAAACAACTGGAAAAAGAAAAATAGGCATTTCTGTCCTACTTAATGAAGACTATGAAGGCGGTGAGCTCGTTTTTAGAATAGGAGATGAAGAAAAAAACACCAAACCAAGCGCGGGAGATGTTGTTGCTTTTAGCTCTTTTATTCCGCACAAAGTTAATAAAATAACCAAAGGCGATAGGCATGTTCTTGTCGCTTGGTTGCTTGGACCTAGATTCAGATAAAAAAAGAGGGCTTTTCAGCCCTCTTCTCTACGTCGATTGAGTAAGAAACGTCGTCGTCAGCGTTCCATTTTCTAAACTAAGCCCCTGGAGATCCGTATATTCCGCGAGGATCAGACCAGCCAAAGCTGTATCTTTCCCTTGCTTTATAACGAACATTTCCAGTGTCGAATGAGCCTTCCATTGAAGTTTTCAATGAAGACCTGTCGAAATGCTTTAACGAATTAGGAGCATCGGTTTTGACAAACCATGCATCTGTATCAGTTAAGAAGTGATTTACAGTATATCCCTGTGGAATCATTCCTAAGTTACGGATTGCATTTATGTCATTATCAGCAGTCGCTACTCGACCTGGTGTTTCCAACAGACGATCAGCAGTGAACTGAAGTGCTGGCGGGACAATTAGCTTGGTTGGTTGCAACGCAAGCGTTAGTCCGCGCTCATCAACGAAAGCAGCTACGTTAATAACCGCATTTTCCAAAGAAGTTTCGTTTAAATCAGCCGCAGTGCTGGGTTCATTTGCTAAAGTTCCACCATAGGTCAACGGATGGTCAGTAGTAAGGAGAGCCTTACCATCACCACCTGTATAACTACTGCTAAAACCATTATTTAGGACATTAGCGCCTTTCACTTCTTTTGTATGAGCCATGCTTCGCGCAAGTGCCTTGGAGTATCTAGCTCCAAGCCTGTCATACAAGTTATCTTCAACTGCTTCTTCTGTTAAAGAAAACGCAAGAGCTATGGTTTCATGGCTATATCTAGCCACCCATGCTTCTGATGAAGTGTCGTAATCAACGCCTGATCCTTCCTGTTTCGTTGGGGCATTTCCAAATCCGACCATCATAACCTCTTCTTCGAAAGCACGATCAGAACTTTCAGTATCAAAAATTTCTGAATATTCCTTTGCGTACTTTTCGTATTCGAGACCAAAGAGGGCATGAAGTCCAGGTTCTAATTCTCGCACAAGTTGCGATCTTGAAATAGCCATTATTCAGTCCTCATTTACTATGCTAGACCAGCAGTTCCGCCACTATACAATTGGTTGTTAAAAACAACAACAACATTTGTATTTGCGGAAGAAACATCAGAATTTTGCGGATCTTGAGATATATCCATTGCCTTGATAGGCAAATTTGAAGTCGTAGCTCCAGTGGTTACATCAAGCTCCATCCTTGACCATCCAGAATTAGTGTCCCCAACTGGTGAGTTGTCAACTATATCAAAGTTGCCAAACAAATCAGCTACTGGGAACGCTGCGTCAGCTTGCATTTCAAACATAACATTTGGATCATCAACGACATTAGCCATAATATCCGATGCATTGGTACTAGCAGGGTAGTAGTTACTATAGGTCGGCTTTGAGGTCGTAGGATCGGTATAGAAACAACCAAGGAACACACCTAATACTGGATCAGTGTTGCTTGCTGCAACTCTGGTAATAGTACCAGCAGTTGCAATTTCAACAAGATCTCCCATAAAAATATTTGTGTCATAATTAGCTGTAATTCTATAGCGGTTTGAGCCTCCCGAAAAAGGCTCTCCACTTACCATCCTAATCGGTCTCATTCCAAAAGGGGCATCTTTATTTGCCATAAAAATTATCCTTTATTACCAACAGGTTAAAACAGAGACAAAAACAACTTATTCTTCCAAATTAGCTGGTTTTTGTCCGCCAAATGTGACTTTAGTTCGTCTTTCAGGTTTGTGAATCGGCATTGAAGGATGTTCTTCCTTAAAAAGATCATTGTCAACAGCGTCCATTTGCTCTTGGGTTCTTTGATTATAGTATGATTCTCTTTCCCTTACTGTTTCGATGGGGATTCGAGCCAACAATAATCCACCCTGACCAATAATGCCAGCATGTTTTCCTTCTTCAATGACTGGAGTGCCATTCCAATCTGGATATTCCTCTGCCCTGACAAGCTCGAACCCTTCGCGGATTCGATTGGTCATGTTTTTTACATCTGGCTCATTGAGAATGGACTCTCTGATCCAACGATGCTTATAACCATCAGGGGGTGGAGGAGCATCCAAAATATTGGGTGGTCTCCAGGGTTGTCGTCGTTCTACACTAGAACGAGAACTCGATTCGCGAGTTGAGCGATCAATAGTTTGTCCTTCATTTATATCAGACATAGCAACTCCTTAATTTACACCTAAACTGACGTACTTAGCGTACTCTTCCAGTGGCACATTGAGTTTTTTAGCAATAGCCACCTGAGATGGAGTAAGTCTTACGCCCTTCTTCTTGCGCCCAGTTGATTTATTAGCAGAGGCAACAGTTTGAGCGATTTTCCGTTGTTCTGTAGATTTTTCTTCTTCATTAAATCTGTGTGGGAATGCTTTTCGCATTCTTTTATCTATTTCATCATAGTATTCATCCGAGTTTGCGTCAAATCCTTCTTTCTCTATAAGATTCGCATGGATGCCAAAAGATGCATAAGTCATAACTTCATCAGCACCAAACCAGTCATTTTTACGAGCCCATTCTTCAGCCTTTGGATCCACTGGCTGATTTGGTGCTTGCATATTTGGTGCTTGCATGTTGTTTGCTTGACCTGCTTGTTGTTGTTGAGCCATTTTTGCATAGGCTTCTTGTTGCTGTTTCTGTACTTCTTGTTGTTGTTTGGTCATGCGGATACGCTCTTCTTCAACAGCAACTTGGGCTAAAACCTTGTTCGCTGCAATAATTTTTGCTGAGTCTCCAGCATCAAGCGCATTTTTCAGCTCTTTTTCGGCAGCCTGTCCTTGAACAGTAACCCTATTTTCATACTCAGAAATATAATTTTGATCCAAGGTGTTTGCCCTAGATTTCATTGCATCAATCTCAGATCTTACATTATTTGCGTATTCAAGAGCTGTAGCTTCTCTTCGTTCTGTCTCTCTTAGCTTGCGAGTAAGTTTGTCGATCCTTTTCTTGACATTTTTAGAATAGCTTTCAAGCTCTTCTTCTGGCTGTGAGGCTTCGATAGCTTCTTTTGTTTCGGGTGTTTTTTGATCTTCAACTGTTCTGATGTTTGATTCTTCTAAAGAAACAATGGTTTCTTTTTCATCTTCACCAACAGGGATCATTAATTCTTCGGCTTCGGTTTTTTGTTTTTCAACTGCTTCTGGCATGGTTATTCCTCCATGGTTGCATGTGCATATTTACGCGACATGTGTTATATCATCAGGATTTAGTATGGTAGCTAAAACCTCATCATCATTAATAATACGAACTTCCGCATCATCTTCAAGTCTAAATCTAGCTCCTGAGTAACGACCAATCAAAACCCAGTCTCTTTCCTGACACCATTTTGTGTCAGCACCAAACTTCTTAGTATCTTTATAACATAAAGGACCCATTTTTAAAACATAAGCCACAACTGTTGTTAAAGCTCTTTTCTCCAGCGTTGATTCTGTCAACATAATTCCGCCATCAGTAACCGCTTTGCCTTTATAGGGTAAAACCAACAATCTCCACCCAGTAGGAGATGGCATTCTTTCCAGCAATGACTTTGACAAAAGATCTGGATCTAAAATTTTTTCTTCTGGCTCAACATAAGCCTCTTCAACAGTTTTTTTTGGCTCTTCCTTTGGCTCATCCTTAAGTTCTTTTTGTTTTAAAGCATTTTGCTTCGCTATTTCCTGTTCCTTTTTTATATGTGTAGGAACCAACAAACCATTACTCATCGTCTAACATCTCCGCATTTTTTAATACAGTTCTAAGCTCCTGTTCAACAAAAGACATGCCCATTATTTCACCAACCAAAGATCGATATTCTTCCATATTTTTAACATTTCCAGATGTAAGAAGCTCACCAATCTGATCTCTTCTGTCTCTAATTGTTTTAAGAATGAATTGTGCAAGGGAAATCAGATCCATTATTTGTCGCGCCTAAGATCTGCTTCTTTAAAGTCGGCTTGTTGGTCAAGTTTTTCCAGCGCAACATCTATCTTGTCATCTGCTATTTGTTCTTGGGAGCCCATTTTCTCTCTTGATATTTGTTCACCACTTCTTATTTTTTCAATTTCCATGCCCTGTTTTGAGTCAAATTCGCGAGCCTTACGCTCAAGATCAGCTCCTTTGATGGCTAATTCCTGTCTTCTAAGCGTTACCAATGGATCTTCCTGTTGCGGAGGAGCTATATTTTGATTAATTTTCGTTATTTCCTGTGCAATGATGGGGCTGGCTGCATTGTCAATCATGTTTTTGATGCTCATTTGTATTTCTGGGGTCATATTACCACCACTTTGCATTAAAATCTGCTGTATTTGGGGTTGCATTTGCTGTTCTATAGCAGTTTTTACCTTTAAAGACACATGTTGATACATTTGTGACACTAAAGTTGAGTAAATTGCCATATTGGACTGCGCTGGCATTGTTTGTAAAACAGACATGTATGTTTGAACATAAGCATCGTGATCCTGACCAGGGAAAGCCTGAACAGACTGACCTTTAAGAATGTTTTGAGCGTCTGTAGCTGGATCGCTAGGCTGTGGTTCTGGTGGAGGAGACAAAATAGAGTCAATATCTTGCACTCCCAATGCTTCATACATACGTTTATAAGCCTGATACATTCCTTGTGGACCATGAACTTCTGGATTTGACTGAACAAGCTGTAGTTGAGTTTGCGCCATCATAATCCTTTGGCTCATTGAGAAAATATTTGGGTCGGAAACAGGAATAATGTCAACACGATCATCAAAATCCATAGCTTTTATCTGCTGTTGACCACCAATTGTCTGGTATGGATACTCTGGTGGCAAGTATTGGGCGAAAACGCGAGCTAAAATATTAAATTCAACCTTTTGTGCGTAATGAAGCCTTTTATGGATGGCTGACATGACCTTGGTTCCCCTTTCCAGCATGGCAACAGTGGTTCCAACAGGCATTGCTTGGTTGGAATCAGCCACTTTCATGTCGGCAATTGACGCAAAACGCCTTCCAGAATCGACCAAAATGCCCAAAAGGTTCAATAATGTTGCTGATGGCTCTTTAAATGGCAATGGCATGAGTGCATCACGCAAACTTCCGCCTGGAGCATCAACATCCCTAAATTCACCAGGTTGTAATGGATCGTCTTCATTTCTGACCCTTATGCCTCTGGCTTTAAAGCCTGCTGGCAGGTTTGCAAGTGTTCCAGCATCAATCAACTGCCTTAAGATAGATGTTGATGACTGAGTTAAGCCACCAATCATGTGGGTTAAGCCAAAACCATAAAAACCAAGACCAGGTAAAAATTTGTAATGCACAAAATATTGTATTTTCATGCGACGAGAATCGGTTTGAGCCCAATTTCGCCTAATTGATAAAACTTTTGTGCTGTCTTCATCGATGGTAACGATATATGGCAGTTTTATGCCAGTCATCTCTCCATTTTGGTCAACATCTTCAAAGCCAGGGAGATCAAGGTCGGTATGAACTTCATACAAACTGTATTCTTGGTCAGAAACACCAGTTGGCTCAACTCCTTGAGCTTCATCAATTGCAGACTGAACTTCCAAACCAGAAGAAGTGTTTACTTCTGGATTAATTTCTATATCTCTATAAAAGCCAGATGCTTGAAGTTTTTTGAGCTCGTTGTCGAACATCCTGACAATGTGAGTGATTCTGGAGCAGGTTAAAAGATCGGTTGCTGTGTATGGAACAAGCAAATCTTCGGCTGCCACAAAATTTGAAACAGCTCTTTCCATGGTTTGGTCATAATAAACCTTTTTAAACGCGCTACCAGAAAGCGGTAAATAAAAAAGAAGCTGGTCGAGCTCTGGATCGTACTCTTCCATCACATGCATGATTTGGTAGTTCATAAACTCCTTGACACGCTCTGCTTGCGCAGTGTTTTCTCCAGTTGCAACACCTAAAACCTGTGTTTTAACTGGTCCCGATGCTGGCAACAGCTCTTTGTATGCTTGGGCTTGAAATTGTGTTATGGATTCAGCCAAAAGCGGGTGATGAACGCCTGAAGATCCTTCAAATGGCTGTGATCTTTCTTCATTTTTAAAACCAAGCAGTTTTATGCCTTTGCTGTATGTTTCTTCCCAGTCTTTCCTAGAAGATTTGTCTTCTTCTATGCCAGAAATAAGACCAGACGCAACGCCTATTAACTCAGAATCGTCTATATATTCAGCTAAATTTGCATCAAATGGGACTTCTTCGCCACCATCCATCTCAGCACCAAAAATGGCGCTACCATCTTCTTGCATTTGTATTAATGCATTTTCCAGAAGATCTGCATCTGGCATTTCTACCATTTCAGGAGCTATTTGGAGGTCTTCCAGATTTTCGGAAGCTCCATTTATTCTTTTGTCGATATTGTCAGCCATTTTTAATAATAAGTTCTTGCCTGTGGTGGAAGTTCATCTTCCTTGTAATCGCTGGGCAATGGTAAATATCCTCCCTGCCTAAATCTTAACAAGGCTTGCGTTGTGCTGTCCACAAAATCGTCGTGATCACCAAACGGAAAAGCCGCACATTCTTCAATTACTTCTTCTGAAAATTTAAAATTAATTGGAGCCCAAACCTGTCCAGACTCAAACATTGGAGCCACAGCATTGACTCTAGCATGTTTATCATTGCCTCTTGATGGAGAAAAGTTTACCACTGGGATACCTATTTGTCTCAACTCATGGGTAAGCGGAAGCCCAGAAGCCTTGGATTCAATAATCACCATTTCTGGATCCCAATAGCGATATTCCTTTGCAGCAATTTTTTTTAATTCTGGAAATTCCCAACGACCTCTCTTTGCATCCATCAATATCAAGGAAGCGCCTTCGTCTTCATTCGGATAAAAAATGCCCCAAGTCGTTATTGCTGAATAATCTGCACTTTCTTTTTTTAAAAAGGCAGTATCATAACTTTGAATAATATATTCAACTGGAGGTATTGTCTCTCCTTCCCAAGACCGCCACCATTCTCTTTTGATGATCGCTCCTTCTTCGGAAGTTGGTTGTTGCATCCATTGCGCATTCCAGTGGGATACAGAAAGAGATTCTTTGACTGCCAATAATTCTTCTTTCTTCCAAAACTCGCCCCAAAGCGGATTTCCTGTTTCTGGAAAGATGGCTGGAAATTCAACCACTTCCCACTTGTCGGAATATTCTCCTGTTTGTTTACTGAGCAACCTTCCTGTTAAATCCTTGGTGCTCCATCTAGTCATTACGATAACAATGGCTCCACCAGGCTGTAATCTTTGTCTTGGACCAGATAAATACCAGTCATACGCTTGCTCTAATGCGCTAGGGGACAAAGCATCCTGCTCTGAGTGGACATCATCGATTATCAGCAAATCAGCACCACGACCAGTTACAGCTCCGCCTGTGCCAACAGCAAAATACTCACCACCTTCTTCCGTTTCCCATCTTCCTGCTGATTTATTGTCAGCTCGCAAAGTAACTTTTGGAAACAGGTCTTTGTATTCCATAGAATCCATCAAGTTACGCATTTTACGACCAAAACGTACAGCGAGCTCTGCGGTATGTGTTGTTTGGATAATTTTTAGGTCTGGTTTTTTGCCAATCAGCCAAGCTGGAAACAAATAAGAAGCAAACTCGCTCTTTGTGTGTCTTGGTGGCATGTTTACAATCAATCTTTTTATTTTGCCATCTGCTACCGCCTGTAGTTTTTCGGCAAAAATCTTATGATGCCTACCTTCAATAAAGTCTTCCCAAATTAGCCTGACAAAATCTAAGAAATCGCCTTGCGCTTGTTCTCTTCTGTCGATTTGCAACAATCTTTCCTGAAGAGCCAAAGTTTCTTTGAGTTGGTCTTCGGACAAAATATCCCAAACAGGCTTTTGTGATGGCATTATGTTTTAAATTATGTAAATAACCCAAGACCTGGTTGGTTATAATTTTGAGTGGGTTGATAGTTGTCAAATCTTGCGTTTAAAGCATTCATTCTATCCGACAAAGCTCTTATTTCCGCGTTGTAATTAGGCAAAGAGCCTAAACCTGCGGTTAAATCGCCTTGGGTAAGATAACCACTTAAGTCTGGCATTTCAAAACTGGGCATGTCTTGCTGATATTGGTTAAAAACATTCTGCCAATCGTATCCAGTTGGATTAAATGCATTGTATGAAGGAATTTCTGGCATTTCTTGCTGATACTGGTTGAATATACCGCCCCAATCATAATTTGCTGGGTCAAATGCGGTAAAGGAAGGAATTTCTGGAATTTC